GGGTTATGATCGCTCTTTCGGGTTGAGTGCTTGGCATCCCCGATTGTGCCGTCCGAGTGACGCTTTCGATTTGGATAAGCATCGTCTGCCTGCTGTCGAAGTTGAACTACGGACTTACTTAGTCTTGGTTTCATCGATCACAATCGGTGTGGATTGTTCCGCTTTTAAACGGTCATAATCAGCCTTATGCATTGAAGTAAACTCCCCGTTGCCTCGGTCAATAATGACGTGATCAATAGTTTTGCCAAAAGCATTTTCTAAACTGATGATTTCGATTTTGTCCATTTTATAACTCCGCACTAAATCCGATGTAGGCAGTAGCATCGGTAACTGTTGATAATTGATAAGGACGATACTGGGTTAATCCACTAGATACGTTTGCTCTAATGTTGGCAATGTCGGTTGTTGTCACTAAGTCCTGATTGATTTGTAATGTCGTAATGTTAGTAGCCGTCACGCCATCAAAAATCTGTATTGTGCCGCCATACTCAATAGCCGTTGGTCGTGTTCGCATTGTTGTTGGTAATTTGGTTTGCAACATAGCACCTGTTGTAGAAATTGCGTGACCCAGAGCAAGGTTGCTGTAATTTGATGCAGGTGTGGCACGGTAGTAATAACGTTGCGCCGCGGAAAGTTCTCCTTGGATTGTTCCAGTTGCAGTTTGGAAAGCGGTAGCGACTGAACCAGCCTCTAGTTGAACGCCCCAAATGCCAGTTGTTGAAGTTTGATTGGTCGGCATATTGATATATAACTCAACATAATCATTTCCATTAGTTCCAAAAGTTTTGCCTGAAACTGATGGCATTGTGAAACTATATGAAAAGCGTTGCCAAGAAGTAGTTACTGCCAAATTGCCTGATGACCAAGCCAAAACCGCGCTAGATGGTGAACCGCCTGTGCCAAAGTTTTGATAACCAACAGTTGTGATGTTGTAACTGGCTGAACCTTTAGCCCAAAATGAAATTGTTGCAGTTTGTCCAGCAAGAGTTCTTGCGCCTTCAATTCTTGTTTTTAGTTGGTTGTATGAGTTCCCTGAACCTGCGCCTGTTACTGCGTATTGGTAGAAAAACTTTCCTTCGTAACCTGATACTGGTGCAGTTCCAGCGGTGAAAGTCTGTTGAGTGAAAGCCATTGTCTGTCCGCCATTGGCTGCAACTAGAAAACGATCTGCGGTATAAGTATCACTGGCAACTGTAAAAGAAGTACCGCGCTGCCATACTCCGAAGTCTCCATTAATAACCTTGTTCTTGCCAGCTGCAAAGCCGTAAGAATCTGGAACAGTTGTAGGAGTTGTCCAAGTGTAATCAAGATCTGTTCCTGATGCCTTAGCCAATACCTGACCGGTTGTACCGCCCTTTAGATCGACAAAGGACGTATCAACTCCACCTAGAGCAGTACGAATTGCAGCTGCGCCGTCCTTTACGAGGTCGGTATCGTCGGGAGTTTCCCACCCGAAGTTAGTTGTTGTTGCCATGTTTCTCCTTTATCAGGCTACTATTGTAGCGTCAATCCATTCCAGGCTAGCGCTTAAAGTGTTCCATGTCTCTGATGCTGAGACTCCGTTCCATCGAGTGGATTGGAGACTGTAAGCAGTTGGAGATACGGTTAAAGTCAAATACAAAGCGTTATACCCAGCGCTGAAAGTCCAGCCCTCGACAAATCCCTGAAATTGACCATTAGAGATATTTGAAGGCAAGTCAGTAATGTTCACTGGCATACCCATAAAAACATTGAGCAAAGCATCGCGATCGGTATCGTCGATCTCTGGGCTACTGATTGGGAAAGTGATTGATTTAAATTGAGGTTCTGGAAACGCTCGCAAAGCCAAATAGAACTCAGCCTGATCCAACGCGTCAGCTGCGTTTTCTAATGAAGTATTAATCTGGTAAGCCTGTTGCCCATAGATACCAATAGATTCAGCATCTGATGCCGTTTGAGTAGCGTTTGCCTTATAACTGATTGTGACGTTATTGCGGACATCGCCTGAACGCTTTTGAGTCCGGATGCCACGGGCAAGAGCATGATTGCCAGTTAGATCAACATAACCGTTCGCAGCAAGATAGGAGTTGCGATGAGTACTGTCAGCATAATTAATCCGACCCTCTGCGTCCTCAAAGATGTAACCGAGTCCTGAAGTCGCCAAGGATGCGACAAGACTATACATATCGGTTGTGTCGGCTGATCGAGCAGTTAATTCGTAATTGCCTGGTTGGTCGATTGTGCCTAAACCTGAGTTCTCAGCATTAGCCCAGGTTGTTGTTGCTGTGTAAGTATTCCAAGCCGTAGCTGCTGGCACTTCATTCCAAGTATTAAACAAGGCATCGCTGAGAATGGCGTAAATCTGGTTGCCGTCAAAGTCTTTGCTTAAAACGCCCGTTGTGAGGGTTTTAGGCAGTTTTGACAAAGCACCCAAAGCAACTACCTTGATGCGCTCTGATAAAGCCGTAGATGAGGCTTGGGTGACTTCTACATCGATGTCTGTGACATAGCCACCAAATAGGTTGATGAAGGTTCCTGATGAGTCTTTGACCTTGATAATAATCTGGTCATTGATGTCTATGACAATAGGCGATAAATCCAGATTGATAATCTCAACGGAGCAATATCCAGCATAAGCCTGAGAATAGATATCTTGGCGACCAGAGGTAATTGTTAAGTTAGCAAGCGTTAGGTTGGTGTAATCCCCACCGCCATTGATAGTTACTTGCCATTCGGGAGTGTATTGGGTCATGCTACTTGGAACGCTCCTACGCCACCGCCACCACCGCGAGCCGTTGAGTCATTGATAATCTCAACAATCTGACGGGCTACGCCTTCCTTGTCAAAGGCTCCAGTTACGTTGATGTTGAAAGTATTGCCAGAGGTGCGCTCCTCAGCTGCTCTAAATGATCCTGGGTTAAATGTACCTAATGCACTACCCACAACAACAGCAGTAGATGCAGCCTTCGCTACTGAACTTGTACTGGATGTTGTACCAGTCGTTCCTCCACCTGTGGGACTTGAAATCGTTGGCGCTGTATAGGTTGGAGTACTTATTTTTGGCGCTGAGACTGTTGGGGTTGTAAATGATGGCTTAGAAATTGTTGGAATGTTAGGCAAGATCGGGATTGCATTGTAAGCCTTGATAAGGGCATTGATTCCATCAATTGCGCCAGATACTAAAGTGCGAATAACGTTAATGACACCGCCGACGATATCGACAACGCCAGCAGCAATCTTGGCAACAAATGAAATTGCTCCACCCAAAGCCACCGTAAATACGGGCACAATATAATCCACAATAAATGAACCTAAGGCTTGGAATGATTCCTTGTTACGGTCGATTGCATCCTTGATTGGATCAAAGAGTTTTGCAAACTTTTCAAAGCCTGGAACTACTTTGTTAAGAATAATGTCGATAAGTGATTGGATGATAGGAAGCAATTTATAACCGATTGTTTCGACTGATTCATCAAATGCCACTTTTAGGCGATCTAAACGACCTTGGAAGGTTTCAGCGTTCTTTGCAGCTGCGCCACCAAATAACTCACTAAGTTTGGTCTGCACCTGAGTAAAGGACATTGCCTTTAATTCGGCAGATGATAAGCCAACTCCTAACTTGCCAAGAGCTGCGGTGTTGCCGTCGTAAGCCTTGCCCAAAGCATTGGCAACGCCTTCGAGTGGCTTGCCTGTCTGGGTTGAAATGTCAAGTGCCAGGCTTAGTAATTCCTGAGCTTTTGAAACGTTGCCAGTCGAAAGTGCAAGACGTGAAAGTGCTGGACGTAGTTGGTCATCTGCTACACCAGTAGCGCGAGCCATCTTGTCGATCGAGTCCTCAGTAGCAGCAATCTGCGCCTTAGTTGCGCCTGTTGCGTTTTCTAATGCTGAGGCTAATTTAACTTGGCTTTGCTCATCGGCTAATGCAGCCTTAACGCCATCAACGCCGATCTTTACTGCATAGGCACCGGCAGCAGCAGCAGCCGCTAAAAATGCAGCACCGGCAACCTTGCCAAACTTTTCTAACTTGCCAGCAGAATCCTCAACGTCACCGTTGGCTGCTTTTAACTTCTTATTAAGATCATCGACGTCAGCAAGGAT